CTGTATTTCGGGTACGCCGTGAACGCGGCGTCGGCGATGTCGGGTTCCACATCGGGTTACGTCTACAACGCCAACGTTGACGGCGGCCTTAACGGCGGCGCGTACAACCTGAACTGCGCAGGCGGCACGGCGACCGCCCCGGTGTGGGGTGACAGCACCGAGCAGGCCGGGATCATGGTCCTGGTCATGCCTTCCGCCGCCCCGGCAGCCAAAATACCGCAGCAGCTAGCAATTCGCAGTCTACAGCCACAATCAACATTCTCAGGAAGTACTGTTTACGGGAGGTAAACATGGCGGAATACGCAATTGGCCCGCGCGGTACCACAACGCCATTTATGCCGACAGTAGTTGCCCTAGTCGGCGGTACTGTCAAGACAGTTGTGCAGGTGGCTACGCCGGCAACAACGGATATACGCATTCTAGGATGGGGAGTCTCATTCGACGGTGCATCCGGCACCGCGGTACCAGTTATCTGCCAGCTGGCGGATGGTGACGTTGCGGCTACCGTTACCGCATTTACCCCAGAGCTATGGGGCAATACCCAGCAGCCAGCCTCACTCTGTGTAGGCGGTACAGCCGCTACCGGCTTCAACGCATCGGTAGAGGGCACAATGACCACCATCCGGCAAGTTGACGCGGAACATGTTCATCCGCAGGCCGGGTACGGAGTATGGTATCAGGAGGGCGATAAGCAGTCTCGGGTCACAGTGTCACGTTTTCTCCGGATACGGTGCCTGGCTCCGGCTGCAGTTAATGTCATTCCATGGATAGTGTGGCAGGAGCCCGCTCTGTAGTATGTAGCGCGAAAGGCCGGGAAGATGCCGCGTAGCGGGAATGTATGGTATGGTCCGGGTATCCCGGTAATACCTGCGCCCGTTGCTGGAGTCATCTATGGCGTATCTGGCCTGGCTGATAATACTGGCACTATGTCAGGTAATGGTACGCTCGGCTTGAACGCTGTACTAGCTGGGTCATCCGTGACGGCTTCATCTGCGACCGGCGCGGTAACCCTGACAATGAACGTCGCTGGTTCATCATCTACTGCATCGACGGCCAACGGCGCGATAACTGCTACCGGCGTCATCTCAGGTTCCTCATCGTCGGCTTCGTCGGCCAACGGTACTATCTTCATGACTGCGATCGTCGCGGGTAGCTCTGCGACGGCAAGCTCGGCGAATGGCGCGATAGGCACTGTATCACCAATAGCCGGTAGCTCGGCCACAGCGTCCGGGGCCAACGGTACGATTGTACAAACGCTACGCATTGCTGGCTCGTCGGCGTCGGCTTCCGCCGCGAACGGTACCCTATCCCTGAACGCTACCCTGGCGGGTAGCTCGGCTACAGCCTCTAGCGCTTCCGGTAGCGTTGTCACCCTCATGACGCTGGCAGGGTCCTCGGCTACCGCGTCGGCGACCAACGGGGCAATAGCCCTTATAGGTGCAGTATCTGGATCGTCGGCTACGCAGAGCGCGGGCAACGGAGCTATTAGCCTGATAACCGGCGGTGTTGTCTATGGTATAGCCGGCTCATCTGCTACAGCTAGCTCAGCAAGCGGCGCGATCGGTCAGGCTAGCCCGATAGTGGGCTCATCATCTACCGCGTCCGGAGCAAGCGGAGCAATAGTACAGACTCTGGTCATTGCTGGCTCGTCAGCAACTCAATCCTCGGCAAGTGGTGCAATTGGGCAAGTAAGTCCGCTAGCGGGTTCAAGCGCTACGGTTAGTGCCGCAAACGGCGCAATTGTACAGACCATGGTGGTCGCGGGCTCGTCGGCGACGGTCAGCTCTGCTAACGGCTCATTGTCGCGGGTTACCCCTCTGGCCGGGTCGAGTGCTACAGCGAGCGCCGGTAACGGCGCTGTAACAATTGTATCTGGTCCTGTCACGTATCAGGTTGCTGGCTCATCATCGACGGCTAGCGCGGCGAACGGCGCCATTGTTCAGACTATGGTATTGTCCGGGTCGAGCGCCACTGTTAGCAGCGCTAACGGCACGCTTGGCCTCAAGAGTGTAATCGCCGGCTCATCCGCGACGGCAAGTGCCGGTAACGGTGCGATCGTCATGACGCTGATTGTAGCCGGTAGTTCTGCAACCTCGAGTTCTACAACCGGCGCGATCGGCAGGTTTACCCCTCTGGCCGGTAGCTCTGCGACGCCAAGCGCGGGTAACGGCGCGATCAGCATACTGGTTGGAGTTGTTACCTGGCCGGTCGCCGGATCGTCGTCGACGCAATCCGGAGGATCAGGCTCGCTGTCGATTGCCGGGGGACTAGCCGGGTACTCGTCAACTCAGTCTGGCGGCTCTGGCAACGTTGTTCTCCGGATGTCGGTCGCTGCGGTATCTACAACTGTAAGCTCTGGCTCTGGTGCGCTTGGTATCAAGGGCATGATATCTGGCGTATCAGTTACTGTGTCTTCGGCTGCAGGCAACATCGGCTTGGTACTGACCATAGCCGGGTATTCTGCTACGGTAAGCCACGCAGATGGCTGGATTGGGCCTCCATTCTTTGCTGGCGCACTTCCGCCGGAACTTACGGCTATTGTATATGTTAGCAATGCCCTCGACGCGGATGTAATTATCGACAGCATTATTGTAGCTGTTACGGTCGATACTCCGGGCGCTATAATCTCCGTAGACTCGCGTGATGCTACTGTAAGCACTGACAAGATTACCGCAGAGGTGACTTAATGGACATGACAGCCCTGTTCTTTCCCCAGAACAATGATATCGTAGTCACGGCTAAGTTCCCTGATATTACAACCGGTGCCGGCATCACGACGAAGTTCTGGCGCAAGAATGACAAGAATACGCCAGATAGTGACCCATCGAGCAAGTCATATACTGGCACAGCTTTGTCGCAGGGGACAGACAGTCTATGGTTTTCTCAATTCACTATACCTTCAGTAGACAACTCTTCGCCGGGTATGTACTGGTGGCGAGTCGATGCTGTCGATGCAACCAATAAGCGCAGGACTGCGCAATCCGGTCCACTTCTGGTAGAGGCGGTGTGACATGGTAGCTGGTCAGAAGGTGACGCCATCAGATGAGGCGTCGACAGAGCGGCTCATGCGCTACTGGGCAGAGGGCGCGGGGGCGGCGAAGATCAACTGGGGAGTAGATGGCGACTTCGATCGCTGCCGTGCACACCTAGGTAAGTACGTCGGCGCAGGTCAGCTCGATGGGCTCTGCGCTAATCTACATAAGCGTGCCACAGGGGCCTGGCCGGGCCATGCCCCAGGAGAGTCTAAGTTACCCGTCAGTAACGTCAACCCTGACCGGGACTTCCCCTACGAGGCCGGATCAGGTATTATACCCCGAAGGGAATGAGAGGGAAATGAGCGATTCTGTACCCGAGACTGGTGGCGATACCGGAGAGGTCGTCGATGCCAGTGCTGCCGCGCTCGCAACAGAAGATCAGGAAGCTGAAGAGCAGCTGCATGATATTATGCAGCAGGAGGACCCTGACGAGCTGAAGCGACAGGTAGACCACTGGAAGAAAGCGGCCCAGCGGCACGAGAGAACCGCACGGGATAACTCTGGTGCAGCCAAGAGGCTGCGCGAGATGGAGGATGCCAACAAGTCCGAGCTACAGAAGGCTGTCGATGCCCAGCAGGCTGCAGAGCGCGAGCGAGACGCCGTGCGAGGCGACCGGGACCGGATGTTGGCGGCTGCTGCCCATGATCTCGATCCTGACTTGATAGACTTCCTGGGAACCGGCACGGAGGAAGATATCAACGCCAGGGCAGAGGTCCTCGCAGGAATAATCACCAAAGCTGCTCAGAGGCTGGTAGACCAGACGGGACAGCCGAATGGTGCCCGCGCATCTGCAACAGGAGCGCGCGCACGTCCAGTTGCCTCCCTGCGTCCAGGCGCGGCTCCCGCGTCCCAAGCCCCTAGCAGCAATGAGGAGATGTTCCGGCAGCTAGTCGACAGAAATCGGTCCACCTAGCGCGGGTCACGCCTGACCGCGTCCGCGCGGAAGGATAGGGCATTCATGCCAACCTACGGTACTCACATTACGCGGACGACATCCGGTTCTGACCCGCTGGTTCCTGAGCCGCTCGCCACGTCAATTATTCAGGAGGCTCCAAAGTCCAGTGCGGCTTTGAGCCTCATGCGCCGTGTCCCGCTCTCTGCTAAGACGCAGCGCATGCCCGTCCTCGATGTCCTGCCCGTGGCCTACTGGGTCGGTGGCGACGTGGGGATGAAGCAGACCGCGAACCAGGCCTGGAAAAACGTCGTCATGGTCGTCGAGGAACTGGCCTGCATCGTGCCGATCCCCGAAGCCTACATGGACGACGCGGATGTCCCAATCTGGTCAGAAGTCCAGCCGCGCATCACTGAGGCAGTCGGCGCGCTGATCGACTCGGCGGTACTCTGGGGCGTCAACAAGCCTGTCACCTGGGGCGAGGCCGTGTTCACCGGCGCTACCAAGAGTGGCCACTGGACCATTGAAGGTACCGGCGTCGACCTCGGCCAGGACTTCTCCAACCTTGGCCTCGCCATGGCCCAGAGCGGCTATACCCTCAACGGCTTCGCCGCGATGCCCGGTCTCGGCTGGAAGCTGACCGGGCTCCGGTCGGCGCAGGGCGTTCCGATCTACCAGCCGGACATGACCGGCTCCCCGACAGGACGCGGGTTGTATGGGTACCCGCTGTCCGAGGTGCAGAACGGCTCCTGGAACTTCTCCACGAGCGGCGCGCTCATGCTCGGCGGCGACTGGTCCAAGTCGATCATCGGCATCCGCAATGACATCAGCTTCAAGATGTTCACTGAGGGCGTCATCTCGGACGACTCCGGCAAGGTCATCCTGAACCTGATGCAGCAGGACTCGGTGGCGATGCGTATGACCATGCGCCTCGCCTACGCGACCGTCAACCCGGTCACCATCATGCAGCCTGCCTCCGGCATCACCGCGCGGTGGCCGTTCGCTGCAGTCCTGCCGGTCGGTGCGTCGGCTCCCGCTGGTGGCGCGATCTCCGTCATCCAGGCACCGCCGTATCCGTACACCGGCGCGTTCATGACGTCCGAGCAGGCCGAAGCGGTCGAGGCTGCGGCTGCTGAAGAGGCCAAGGCAGTCGAGGAAGGTACTGCGGCTGAGGAGAGTTCAGCCAGGGAAGCAGAGCACGCTCGGCGTTCAGCCCGTAAGAGCGAGTAACCAGTGAAGAAGATAGCAACCCGGTCTTCCGGGGCGGTCTTGGTATCCGGATACTGGGAAACCCAGTCTGGGGCTCCAACGAGCGCGCCGGGTAGCGGCAAGTACCGCGCGGATAACTGGGCAACGCCGAGTCAATTGGCTATGTCGCCCACAGACGCGGACGGGTACAACCGTTATACCGGGTTGCTATCTTTGAAGGATGGCGACGAGATAATTCAGACCGCATCGAACGATAGCCAGAATTACCAGAGGTGGTCGGTTGTATCGGTCGTAGATCAAGGAACTTGGGTCCAGGTAAATGTCTCAGTTACGGATACTGGATCAGCGTTTGCCGCTCCTGGGTCAAACCAGTCTCGTCTACTTCAGGCTCTGCAGGTAAATGAGGTGACCTCTACACCTCCTGGTGCCTTCTCGTCTATGCCGCCCCTAGCTACACCAGATGACATCATAGCTAGGCTAGGCCGGAACCTGAATCAGACTGAAGCCGCCCGCGTCGATGCGCTATTGCAAGACGGTAGTGCTATCATCAGGCGTTACGCCCGCGAGGACTTCTTGATTGTTAATCAGGATGTTATCGTTGTTCCTGGTGATGCCGGGATTATTACGGTCCCGAATACGCCAGTTATATCGATAGACAAGCTAGTAGCATTGTCAGGTATAATTGGTGTATCCGACATGGAGGTGACTTGGTACCGGTTTGACGGGATCGAGACGATACTGGTTCCCGATCCTATTATGTCCGGAATCATCAATCTGCCAGAGTACTGGTACGAGGCTTTGTGGTCTCGTCAGTCGTTTGAGTTGACGCATACTCATGGCTACGGCGATACTCCTCCTGAGGTTGAGGGACTTCTTTGCAATGCTATTATTTCAGAACTATCGACGCCGACGCTTTCTGCGACTGTACAGAGTGAGTCGATCGGTGCGTATAGCTATAGCATGCGTCGCCGGGCGATTGGTGGCGGCCTCTACGCTACCCTGACTGACTTCGGCATGCAGAGTATGCTATCGGACTACCGTAAGAGCCAAGGCACGATTGCGGTGAGGTTCTGATGTTTCCGGATGGGGTTATTGTGACGATCGTCCGCAGGACTGTTACGAGCCGGGACGAGTGGAACAATGATGTCTACACATCTGTGTCAGAGGATGTAGGCCCGTGCTCTGTACAGCCAGCGTCTAGCCGCGAGGATCTCAACTTTGCGGACCAGCTGACCTCTGGCATTATAGTGTTCGTCCCGTACGGTACCGTGGTCGACTACGTTGACGCCGTCATCGTCGCGGGGGTGCGCTACGAGGTACGCGGGCGGCCAGACGTATGGGTATCTCCGTTCTCAGGTAATACGTCCCCTATCCGCATCGACGCTACTTTGGTCAAGGGGGCTGCGTGAGCGCTAGCTACAACCCTGATCACCAGGGTATGCGCGAGTTCCTGAACTCGCCAGGGATGATGCACCTAGTCGTACGGGTAGCAGAGCGCATCATGACGCGGGCGATCTCCCTGTCGCCGGTTGAGACAGGAGAGTACATTTCGCACTGGCGACTACGCTCGCATAGGTTTGGCGGCATACACAATGACCGTTGCGAGGCGATAGTGTTCAATGACGCCCGTGATGCGATTTGGGTAGAATATGGTCATCCGGGCCGTGAGCCATATTACGTGCTCACTCGCGCTTCGAGGGAGGCGGGCTGGTAATGGTTGCTGCTCAAGTTACTGAGTTTCCAGATACTGAGTCTGCTATCATGTTCTACCTCATGCCGCAATTTTCTAGTATCAGGTTCGTGACCTCGATGCCCACCGAGATTACGCAGATGACAGCTAAGATTCAGAGAACATCTGGCGCTAACCGGCATATCTGGATTGATGAGCCCATTGTTGAGATTGACGTTTGGGGAGATAGTTCTAACACCATGGCCGTTTCGATCGCCGCGAGAGAGATACAGGCAGCGATGCTGTCGCTCGCCGGACATGTAGTTCAGAATGGGGTGATACAGCACGTAGAGACCATCGCAGGACCAAGAAGACTAGCGGAGGTGAATCCTGATCTTTCTCGTTACAACTCGACCTACCTAGTGAGACTACACCCATAAGGGAGGGGCATAATGCCCGCATCAACAAAGGATGTCGAAACGGTCGAATCAGGCTTTGCAGACAGCGGCGGTCCCGGCTCTACCGATGTTCAGCCGCTAGTCGCCGGTCCCGGCAAGCAGAAGGACAACAGCCTGCTCTACGCGGCTGGCGACGTTATCATCTGGATCGCGGCCCAGAATACGGCCGGCCCAGTTACCGGCTTCGAGGACATCTCCACTCTCACCGGCTACTACTGCTGCGGGTGGATCGACACGTCCGGTTACATCTTCAAGCTCGACGAGACCACAAAGGACATCCAGGGGGCCGGTACGCTGACCGCGCTCCGGACGATCCTCACCGGCGGTACCAAGAGCGTGCAGGCGACCTTCCTCGAAGGGCTCAACCCGTACGTCCGGTCACTCTTCGATGATGTGCCAATTTTCCCGGTCACGTCCTCTCCACTGAAGGCGACGACCACCGCGCCGTACATGGCGACATACACAATCCCCGACCCGCCCGCCGACAACCGCTACGCCTTCATCTGGGACAGCCTCGACGGCACCAAGCAGATGCGGCTCTACGCCCCCAACTGTAAGGTTACCGCACGCGGGAACGATCAACCGCAGCAGGGTGACAACGAGAACATGGACATGACGGTGACCATGTATCCGGGCAACGTCTCCGGCTCGGTGTACGTCGCCAAGCGGTGGATCAACTACGGCAAGGACATGACGGGGTACTTCACGTGACCGCCAACAGCGAGATTCGCCAGTTCCCGCTCGATGAAGAGCCAGACCTTCCGGAAGAAGACGCCGAAGAGATCGACCTTGATCTCGACGCCATTGATGAGGAGTTGCGTGACGAGCGTGTCGGTCATGCAACGACCGTCAAGGCCGGTGGCACCGTTCTCCACATCATGCATTCCGGTGACTGGCCGTCATCCGCGATGCGGGCGGCCTCGATGGGCGACTGGGACACCTGGGCGCAGGGTGTAATCGAGGATTCCAGGGAATACGACGCCTGGCTCAAGGCCGACCTGCGCAACTACCAGATCGAGGAGATTTTCCGGAAGTGTAGCCAGGCTGCCCGGATGAACTCGGGAAAATCTCAGAAGCGTACTGGCTCACGACGCACTTCGCGGAGGAAATAGA